TAATGTTTGGCATATCTGCATTTTCTCAATCACCATTTTCTACACTAGGCACTATAGTAAAAACAGGTGCTGCACAGATACAGGGTGTAGGCACTCTCACAGCTAGTGCATTAAGAGAAAGAACTGCTGTTGCATCTATCAGTGCAACTGCTAGTTTAACAGCAGATGGATTAAGAATAAGATTAGGTGATGCAAGTGTTAGTGGAGTAGCGACTGTAACAGCATTAGGTGGACTAATTAATGATGCAACGGGTTCTATTACTGGCACTGCTACTGTTACAGCTAATGGTATTTATGTAGCATTTGGTAGTGGTGATATAAGTGGTCGTGCAACACTGACTGTCGCTTTATCAGGTTCTATTATCTATGCTGATGCAAGTATTAGTGGTACAGCTACACTAACTGCTGATGGTTTAAGAATAAGATTTGGTGATGCTAGTATTACAGGCACTGCTACTGTAACAGCGTTAGGTGGATTGATAGCAACAGGAAGTGCAAGTATAGAAGGAGTAGCAACATTAACATTACCATCAACCACTGTAATAAGACACGCAGATGCTTCTATAAATGGTGTAGGTACAGTAGTAGCATTAGGCACAATACTAGGTGAAGAATGGACAGATGTCCCAGTAGAAACAAACACATGGTCAGAGGTATCAGCAGGTAGTAATGTATGGACAGATTCAACAGTAGGAATTAACAAATGGAAACGACAAGGATAAAACATGGCAAAAACTAAAGTATCGCAGTGGGACAGTGTTGCAGCAAATAATACTGACATAAACTCAATAAACATAAATGAGGGATGCCCACCTAGCACAATTAATAATGCTATTCGTGAAACAATGGCACAAATTAAAGATTGGCAAGATGGGTCTAGTGGTGATGGTTGGACTAGCACAGGCACAATAACAGCAGCAGGTACATTAGCCGTTACTGGAGGTCTTACATTTGATGGTGCAGCAGGGACAGCAGGTACTTATTTAAAATCAACAGGTTCTGGAAATACTCCTGAATGGTCAGATTTAGGTCTTGGCACTATGTCTACACAAAACAATACATCTGTCAATATTGATGGTGGCACGATTGATGGAACTACTGTTAATGGTCATACTGTTGGCTCTAATGCAACTAATAATAAAACAGTTTCTACAAGCAATCCCAGTGGAGGTTCTGATGGGGATATTTGGTATAAATACATATGAGTTTAAAAACTAAAGTTAGTGGAACTTGGAGAACAGTTGCTGAAACTTTTGTAAAAGTTGGTAGCACTTGGAGAGCTTGTGGTGATATTTATGTAAAAGTTAGTGGTGTTTGGAGGTCGGTTTTATATCAAAGTGGAGCACAAAATTTTACTTCTACTGGCACATTTACTATTCCTGCTGGCGTTTACTCATTAAATGTTGAAATGGTTGGTGGTGGTGCTGGAGCAGGTAATGGAACTGAAAATGGTAATGGTGGTGGTGGTGGTGGAGGTGGTGGAGGAGGTTATATTCAAGGAGTTCTCTCTGTAACACCTTTTACTACATTTAGCATTACACATATAGGAGTTGGAGGAGGTAATCGTGCTAACGGAGGTTACTCTAAATTTATTTATGGTGGGGTATCTTATATAGCTTATGGTGGCTCTGCTGGTGCTAATGGAGTAAGCGGAAATGGCGGTAATGGTGGGGCAGGTGGTGCTATTAGTACAACTCTACCCTCTGGCTCTAGTGCAAGTGGTTTATCTGGTGCATCAGGTGGTTCTGGAACAAATGATGGTTCAAGTGGAGTTGGAGGAAATGGAGCTAATGCAAGAGGTAGTTTAGGTTCTGGTGGAGCAGGTGGTAATCAAGCAAATGGTGGCAATGGTACTGGATATGGTTCAGGTGGTGGTGGTGGTGGATTTAAAGACAGGTCTAATCCATACATTTGGTACGGAGGTTCTGGTAGACAAGGTATAGTAAAATTAACTTGGTAAACAAATTATTTTTAGATAATTGTTATATTAGTAATATACAAAAAGAAATAAATAATTTAGATTTTCAATATGTTGCTCAAGATAATTTATACGAAGATAGTATATTTCAATATGTGCATTGTGTTCATTATGATGGGACTCCATTAGTAAATCCAATACTAGAGGTTGCAAAAAAAACATTAGATATAAAATGGGCAACAAGAATAAAAGTTAATAAATTACTTCCACAAAAAACTAGCGAAGAACAAGTGCAACATTTATGGCATCAAGACAAAGTTGAAAAAGGTTATGTTAGTTTAATTTATTATGTTAATGATTCAGATGGCGATACTATTGTTGGTGACTATAAAAACACACCTAAAGCTGGTGAAATGATTTATTTTGATTCTGATTTATTTCATAGACCATCATTACCAACAAAAAATGAAAGAGTAATTATTAATTTTATATTTGAGAAAAATAAATGACAACAAAAAGATTACAATTTACAGATTGGCTACCAGACCAACCAGCAAACGCAGGTAGTTTAAATGATGCTAAAAATGTATTTCCTGTAGGCATTGGTTATGGTGCTTTCCCTAGTGCAGTAGATTTTTCTAATTCTGCTAGTGAAAATATTAACAATATATTTGTAGCCAAGTTTGGTGCTAATGTAGAAGTATTTGCAGGTGGTGCTACAAAGCTGTTTAAGCTAGATATTGCAACACTTAACCTTACTGATGTATCTAAAGTAGGTGGATATGGTGGTAATGGCACATGGAAGTTTGAACAATTTGGTCAGGTAGTATTAGCTTGTAACGACAACAATAAAATTCAAGTATGGACTATTGGTGTATCTACTGCATTTGCAGATGTTGCAACAGCAGCTCCTATAGCTAAAGATATTGCTGTTGTTCGTGATTTTGTTTTTGCAGGAAATATTAATATAGGCTCACAACCAGACAAGGTGCAATGGTCAGATATTAATGATGAAACTGATTGGGTATCTGGTGCTACAAGTCAAAGTGACTTTCAAATAATTCCTGATGGTGGTAATGTTCAAGCTATTACAGGTGGTGAGTTTGGTGTTGTGTTGTTAGAGAAATCTGTAGTTCGTTGCTCCTATGTAGGTAGTCCTCTTTTCTGGCAATTTGATACTATCTCAAGTGGATTAGGTTGTTTAGAAGGTAACTCTGTTGCTAGGTATGGAAACATTACTTTCTTTATAGCAGATGATGGATTTTACTCAACAGATGGTCAAACAGTTACTAATATAGGATTAGAGAAAGTAGATAGATGGTTTTTTAGTAGAGTAGATTTAACACAAATAAATACAATAAGTGTTGCTATAGACCCTGTTAAAAATCTTGTAGTATGGAATTACGCAGATGTAGATGGTAACAGAAGAATAATTATTTATAATTGGCAGTTAGGAAAATGGTCAAGAGCTGAAACAACATCAGATGTTGTAGGCACTATTGCTACATTAGGAGAGACATTAGAAACTTTAGAATCTTCTTTAGGCTATACAGACATAGACACTATGCCTGCATCACTAGATTCACGATTGTTTATAGGTGGTAAGTTTTTATTTGCAGGTGCAAAAACAAATAAATTAGTAGTATTTACAGGAACATCTATAACACCACAGCTTATTACAACAGATATAGAGGTTGGCTATAACTCTGTAGCTACACTAGCCAGACCACAAATAGACAATGGCACAGCACAGGTTGCCGTAGCTAGTCGTAGAGAGTTAGATGATACTATTGGATTTAGCTCATTTGTTCCTGCTACAACAGAGGGTAGGTGTAGTTTAAGAAGTGCAGGTAGGTATCATAGATTTAATGTGCAGCCTACAGGTAACTGGACAACAGCTATGGCAGTAGATGTAGATATAAAACCACAAGGCAATAGATAATGCCTAGAATGTATCGTACACTTCCCTATCAAGGTGGTGACCCTAGAGCAGTTGCAGAAGTAGTTAATAATGCTATGAATGGCAAGACCAACAATAGTGGTACTGTTATTTTAAATTCATCTGGAACAGAAACTACAGTTAATAATGAAAGAGCAGGTTTTGATTCTGTTATTGTGTTTTCACCTAGAAGTGCAAATGCAGCAGGAGAGACAGACCACATTTATATCAAAACAAAAGCCAAAGGCAGTTTTGTAATAGGTCATAGAAATCATGGACATAGTGATGTAGAATTGGATTATATCATTGTTGGATAAATTTTATGAAACTCTATGTAGTGCCTACGAATCAAGTGCAAAGATTTTGGTATCTTGCAGAACCTTTATTACAAAAAGCATTAGACAAAGGTAATAACGAATTTACAGCAGGTCAGTTAAAACTGCTAGTTACACAAGGTCAGCAACAATTACTATTAGTAATGAAAGAAGATAAGTGTTATGTAGCACTCACTGTTCAATGGATTAACTATCCTAACGACAGGGTGGCTTATATAACTTATATAGGTGGTAAAAACACCAAAGCAGGGTTTGAGCAATTTAAACAGTGGGTCAAACATAATGGTGGAACTGCAATACAGGGGTCTACTAAATTTGAGAGTATAGCTAGATTATGGAACAGGCTATATGGTTACGAAAAAAAATATCAATTAATGGAGTTGAAACTAGAATGATTAAGTTAAAAATATGGTTATATAACTGGTTAGCAAAAGATTTAGGCAAACTAGGTAGAGAGGGAGATACTGAACTTGCTCATGTTAATACATGGGAAGCTAATCTTCTAAAAGCACATGGAGGTTCAGGCACAATTAATCCTGTTACTGGATTGCGTGAATACAAAGGTGGTGGTGGTGGTCAAACACAAACAACTAATCAAAATATTGACCCTGCTATCTTGCCATACATAACCTATGGATTAGGAGAAGCTAAAAATTTATACAGAGCTGATTCTCCAGAATATTACCCAGATGCAACTTATGTTCCAGCATCAGCAACTACAACAGAAGCATTAGGTTTAGCAAGTGATAGAGCAAGAACTGGTAGTCCATTAGTACCAGCAGCTCAAGCACAACAGTTAAGCACAATACAAGGCGACAGATTATCAGCAGGTAACCCATACTTTTCTGCAATGATGGCAAGTGCGGCTAAACCTGCTGTTACAGAATTTAACAAAGCTATTAGAGATATTGGTAGCAGAACAGCAGCTTCTGGTAGATATGGTTCAGGTGCTATGGGTGAGTTGGAATCACAAGCATCAGAAAACCTAGCAAACGCTTTGACTAATAGAGCAGCAGAATTAGCTTACAGTAACTTTGGTGCAGAAAGAGCAAGACAAGATGCTGCAATAGCACAAGCACCACAAATGGCTATGGCAGATTATTCAGACATAAATCAATTGGCTAAAATTGGTCAAACACAAGAGCAGTATGCTAAAGATGCTTTAAATGCAGATATTAGTAGATTTGAGTTTGAGCAAAATAAACCTTACAGTAAGCTAGAGTCTTACTTGTCAGCAGCATATGGAGCTCCAGCTCCAGTTAATCAAACTACAACTTCATCAGGTGGGGGTAAATAATGGGTGCTCCAGTATTAGCAGGAATGGGAATAGGTGCAGCATTAGCTTTAGCTCAAGGTAGAGACCCTCTAAAAGCAGCCGCTATTGGTGGTGTTAGTGGTGGTATGTTTGGTGGTTCAGATGGGCTTGGTTCTGGATTTGGTTTTGATGG